AAGCCACCATCAGAAATACAGTAATCAACGTGTGGATCGATCTCACCTGCAACTAATTTTCCGAAATGATCTAAACCGTGCCGAGGCTTGATTTTAGTTTCTGAGACGTAAATCATAGCTTCGCGGCAAGACATGTTTCCGAGATGATACGTAGGAACTTCTTTTAAACTACGATCTTCATAGCGTTCCATAAACCAGTCTGTGCGAACGTTAAAGTATTTAATTGTTTCTTTGAACAACTGGTACTTAAACGACAAGTGCTTAAATCCGTATTGCTTATAGTAATCAGCTGCGTGATCTTTACCAGATCCAGGTGGCCCATTAAATAGAATTATCATTATGATCCCATCTTATCGTTTACAATTGATTGTATTTCAGAGGAGAAAAGATTATTCCATTCATTCGAAGTGATTCCAGCTAAAACAAAATCACGATCTTGAGGAGTTAGATATGGCATTGCTTCATTGATTGAAATTTGCCCACCGTTATACAATTTCATATCCTCAGGATCTGCATGTATAGTTCTTGTACGGGTTTTACCAGTGATAACACTTTTACGAGCTATATTCATCATAATATTCTCCACGTTCCATTCAATTTATATTAACTATTATAATACAGAACTATGCGACTGTCAACAGTTAATTTTCACTTTCCATCATATTAATTTCCATGCCGATAAGACTCTTTGCATGGTTTCTATGGATCTTACATTGGATGATACCATTGTAGTAATCATCTCTAAGAAGAACATCGTTTACAAATTGGTACTTAGCTTCTAGATAACCAAGCTGTCCTTTCGTGCTGCACAGATATAGAATTTCTCTATGGAAATTATCTTTACCTTTTTCTTCAATCATTAGCTTAACGGCTTCAGAAGACCCGTAGTATTTCTTCCAATCGGTTTCTTTTACTACGTGCCTTCTTCGCGTTTTACCTTTGAGGGGTGGTAGTTTTGCTACACGTGTAAGTAGCTTTTTACCAACGTATTTCATGCCGTTAGATTTATCAGTAATTAAATAGACAAACCCAACCCATTCTTCAATCATCTCAGAGGTGAATTCCTCACCTTTATATAACCACATGCGCATTTCCCATCGTTGTATTGATGAGGTATTTATGCAATTAGTAGCCGCCTGATTTAAACCATCCTTTTCCTTTTAGTGAAAAGTTGCCTCCACCCGCAATAATCTTTCTTAGGTTTTCATCTTTACATTCTGGACATGATTTAAGTGGATCAGCAGTTATCTTTTGTCTTTGTTCAAACTGGTGATCACACTTGTTACATTTGTAAGTATAAGTTGGCATAAGCCTCCTCTAATCTTCTCTTTGTCCCATTCCCCAGTCAATTACAACTGGGAAACGAGGAATTCCGTCAGGTGTTGGTGCAAAATATCGTAGTGTGCACCACGTTGGTACTTCTTTACTTTCAAACATCGCACCCATTAATTCTTGGCTGCCGCGTACACCAGCACCAAATTCTTGTCCATTTTCTGTTTGCATAACGAACCGTTTAATAGTACCAGCCCAGTTACCCTTTCCTTCTTCTACACGCAAAACATCATACTCATCAGTAAGGAATTCCTTACGTTTGATAAGACCTTTAGAACGTTTATTCTGTTGATATGTACTATCAGTTCGAACCATTTGACCTTCATAGCCATCTTCAAGGTATAGGCCATAGATATCATCTAGTACTTCTGGTGTTGCTACCTTTGTTGTTTCAACGGTCTGTACTGATCCATTAAATCCTTGGCTAACAAACCAATCACTACGTTCTGAAAACGTTCCAGGATGACTAATGACGTCATAGACATGATAATCTACTAGCAGTTTTGATTCTTCAATGTCTTCTGGAGTTGGTTTTGTTTTGCGAACAAGAGAAGTAATCTTATTAAAGTTTTCACGTAGATCGTGGTTATATAGCTCACCATCTAAAATTACATCTGGATTCTTTTCAAACAGTGCTTTTAATTCTTCACTAATGTGAGGAACACTAAGCAGCAATTTACCAGATCGAGACCATAGACCGTCTTTGCGAGCAACACAACGAATACCATCTAGTTTTGGTTGGGAGTAATACGTATTCTTTTCAAAATCATATTTGGCATCTTCGTGCTTAGAGGCAAGCATTGGTTTAATCTTATCAAACTTATCAATGTCACCAATAAGTCTAAAGTAACCGCGCTCAGCTTTCTTATTAAAGTCAGCCATCATTTCTGCAACAGCTTGATCTTCTAAAGATGTTTCGTTTGCTTTGCCGACGTTCTTTTGTTCTACAACTTTCCAGCCAGATTCTACGTGTTTGCCATCTTCAAGTCCAGCAATAGTACGCCAAAAACAACTAGCACCACTAACACCAACTTCAGCTCGCCAAACGCGAACTTTGCCTTTTGAATCTCTTTTATAGAGAGGGCTTGTACCTGCAATAATATCAATAATAGTTTCTTCAATCATAATATAATCCTATTTGTTTAACGGCGCATGTTTGCTATGTCTATTGCTTCGTTGGTTCCGCGCATGATGGGGACGAGGTTTGATTTGTGCATGGTTCCGATTCCGATGATAAGATCTCCGGTGTAGGTGGGATTGTCTTTTCTAGAGCAATTTCCAGGAATTGTGTCCGACGTCGCTTTGCTTGGATAGCTCGGCTTGATGCTGATAGGCGATTTTGGCGCTTCATATTCTTTAAACTTCCTTTTTTGTTTAGGCATCTTACCTGTTATGTAAGATGCGTAATCTTGAACAGTTTCGAATTGACAGTCGTGCATACATTTGCGCCGCATGTCTTTATTGTACCGGCGCCATTCTACTTCGACCTTAGCCATGTCTAGCTTCTTAGACTTAGCTTTCTTTTTGCCGTGTACTTGAACGCCGTGAATCATATGCATAGACATGGTTTTAAACCTCCACAATCCTAGTTTTAAGATCTGATTCGTCAAATCCGAAATTCTCAATCCAAGGACTTAGTGACATAACGATCTCGATTACGTATGACATGATTTATTCCTTAACTTGATTTATCTATTATAATACAAACCAAAGGTAGTGTCAACAGTTAATTTCATTTAATTTACAAAGAATGATCAGCGTGTCCCGTGTAACCGGTTTCTTCAATGTACTTAGCAAATTGCGTATAGCCGCCGATGTATTGATCTCTGATGAATATCTGTGGCACAGATTTTATTACAACAGTGCCTGCGCGATCTCTCATTTCAGCCATGGCTTCTGCGGTGGCAGTAACATCTTTATAGACATATTTCATGCTATAGCTATCTGCTAGCGTTTTAGCTTTTGTACAAAACCCGCACTGTGGTTTTCCGTAAATTGTAATCAACGTGTTTCTCCTTTTAGTGTATAAGCTCCAACTGGTAATTCGAAAGATTTATTCAATGCTAGCAGCATTTCAGGTGATACCACAATCATAGAATATCTCTCACTATCATTATCAAACTGGCGCATATATGTTATATCATCGTATATGATAACTTCTAGATCTCCATAGTTGCCTTTGGTGTCTAGAATTCTTATTGATGTTTCGTCCCAATCCATTTCGATTGTAAACATGCTGTGATTCCTTTCACTCGTATTTATCGATCATTCCTGAAACCCATATTTCATATGCGTCATTACAAAACGAACAATCGCTGCCTTCTATTTCGCCTACAGTGCCACTGCACAGTTTATTACCACAGGCACCACAAACTACTGTATTATCTTTGCAGTGATCACAGTACTCCCACACGTGTTCTTTCATGTCCTAATCCCACAAGTTCTCGAAATATTTTCCAAACAGTTTAAATCCGTTGGTCATACGTTCTTGATGTGCTGTTGCACCGTCACGGTTTTCCCATACAAGTTTCAATCCAAATAGACTGTCGCCTTTGTCTTCTTCCGGACCTAGTTCTCTATACTCGTAATAGTCACCTGCCCAATCATCACGACACTTCTGTTCAAACGCCCAGATCATTTCGTCTAATACCCAATCCCAACGCTTAAAGTGTTTAGGATCAACATCACCCTTTTTACCATATGCGTCTAGTTGTTTTTTAGTAGCACGAAGTTCTTTGGGTACATCTGCAGTGTCTACATTAGGTGCACCGTGTTTAGTAGCTTTGAGTTGTACTAGCATAGGTAGGATGATAGGAGCAATAGTATGATCCATACTCCAGGTGTCCCACTTATCTATGCGTACTTTAATTTTTTGTTCGCGCCTATCAAACCAAATCCAGTTAACCACGTTGTACACAGATTGAATCGTATCTTCAATAGCTTCTTTCCAGTGATCATCGTAATCTTTATTGTCACTCCATAACAAACCGTATTTCTTATTCATATGCTGTGTATGAATATTACAGATTAATCTGCTAGAGCTAGAGTAATTACCTATTTTAACTTTCATTATACAACGTCCTTAATCATGCGCCAGGTGTCTTCCCAATCTTTAACTTGATGTGAAAATCCTAACTGATATTTCTTCAATGCGTGTGCTAAAGGTTCGTCATTACCACCGTGGAACATCGCATCGCCATAAAAATGTATTGTATCGCTTTCTTTAAAATCTTTCAATATTTGGCTCTTATCCCAGCCAATGGGGTGAATGTCTATACCAGTTTCACCACCAACTGTACATTTAATATCGTCAAAATAATGATTAAGTACACTTGCTATAGTTTCACGTTCTTTGTTTGCAGTATCCCATTCAACGTATTCTTCGCGTTGTTCTAATGTAGCATTGCGTCCTACGATACTGAAGTTTACCATACCTTGACGTTTTTCAACATGATTGCCAGTTCTTATTTTAAACTTGCTTCCATGCAGCCAGTTTTTCATAAGCTGTGTTAACGCAGGTGGGTGATCCCACTCGTTAGTTCTTGTAATCACACCTTGTTTAGTAACAATTGATCCAGCACAGTTATATACTGTATTAACTTTTTCACAAAGATTATGTGATACTTGTTCAGCTGTTTTAAAATAATCACTTCCAGTTACAAAATGAACATTCTTATCAGAACACCAGTTGTCAAACCATGCAAAAAACTCTGGATCCATAGGCTGACGACTTGGTGTTAAGGTTCCGTCTATATCGAATACGTAATGTACCATTAGTCTTCATCCGTTCTTAAGCATAGGATCGCACCACCTTCTGGTACTTCAAAGCTAGAAAGCAAGTCATTCATATAGAATTCGCACTGAGCACGGCTTTCATAAGTTTCTATATACAAGTACTTATTTTCACCAACATCAGGGCCTGTCATAATTAACGTTTGTATGAATAGAGACCAAAACATTATTCTGCTCCAGTCCAGTGTAAACGATTATGAGCTTTACTCGTAAGTTGCTCAAGTCGATCCGCAATATGAACTAAACCAATCTGTCGCAGATCATTTACCATTTGAATATCAGTTTTGCGAATTACTTCAAACTCTATAGTGGATGGGGATTTTGGCGTTGAATACGCTTCATAACCGGCAGCTGCTTCATTCTGGTCTTCAATGTATTCACCTGCTGTAGTAAATTTTAAATCTGACATTATGTATTATCCTTAACTCGTTTACGCAAATCCGAAGTAGAAAAGCGATGTTCACGTTTATTGAAATATAAGCTAATACCACGTTTCTTGCAAATATCTTTGCCAGTAAAGTCTAGCTCTTTATATTCCTCTCCTAGTATTCTAACATCAATGTGGTACATTGTCAATATATCTTCGACATCTTTTTCATTATTGTAAGGAATAATTTCATCGACGTACTGAATAGCGTTTAGCTGCGTGTATCGTTCTACCACCGTCTGTACGGGAGAATTCTTATCTGAGCGATCTAATGATGGATCCATCTGTAACCCACAGATCAAATAGTCACACTGCTCTTTGGCCTCTCTGAGCATCTGAACGTGTCCAGCATGCAATAAATCAAATGTACTAAACGTTATTCCGTATTTCATCATTCCCCTTTACTTCTTCTAACTTTTGAATTATAACTAATTGCTTCTTCTAATATGCTAAAGGTTATGCCTAATTGCTTAGAAGATTCTGATAAAGCGGCTGTGTCTTTTGGAAAGCAATGACCTCCAAATCCACGACTGTTACTCACGCATGTGTGACTATACCCAATGCGATCATCCATACCAACGTAATGAGCTACTGTATTATAGTCTGCGTTAGCGTTTTCGCACAAGTCAAAAACTTGATTAAAGAAAGCAACCTTAAGAGCTAAGAAACTATTACGAACATATTTAGTAATGATTAACTCTTCTGGATCTACTGTTTCAAATTCTACACTAAGACTAGGCTGTAGTGTGTTAATCCAAAATGACGAATTGTGACCACCAATTAAAATCATATCTTGATTCTTAAAATCTTCATAAGCGTGTTTAGCTCTTAAAAATTCTGGTGAAAACGAAACGTCTGACTTTGGAAAATCTTTCTTAAGCTGACGCCATCCTTCAATACTAATAGTAGATTTAATAAGTACGGGAGTATCATTAGATATTTTTGAAACGCATTCAAACACGTTGCCCATAAAGCAAGAGCCATCAGAAGCTTCAGGAGTTGATACTGCAATAATTACCGCGTCTGCATCAACCCAATTGTCGTACCCTTTATGAGGATCGTAAATATGAACTTCATGATCACTCTGTAAAGCAAGTGCATGCGCCATTCCAACAAAACCATATCCGCAAATTAGAATTTTCATAGTTTACTTACAAACACTTTAAGAGTTCTTCCATTATCCTGCAAAGAATAATTAAGTTCTTCAACTTCAAGATCAAGATACTTTACATAAGCTCTGCCAGTTTCATCAATCACTTCTAATCTAGAAATGTTTTTGGCATTGATAATTGTATCTAAATCAGTTGTTTCAGTTGTTTCAGTTGTTTCAGTTGTTTCACCGATGATCCAATCCATGTTCATAATATCTTTTGGTTCTTCTTCTATAATACGGAATAACTCACCACCTTTATCTTCGTAGCCTTTTGCTATTCTATATCCATAGGAAGTATAGCCATACCCATATTTTCCACAAACATAACAAGATCCAGATGAACCATAAAAGCGGTAATTTTCTTCGTCTTCTTCAACACGAACAATACCACTATTCAAGCGCCAGCTATCACCATCCAAGTAACCACCTGACCAAAAACCAAATACTCTATAATGTGGATCTGTTCCGCCAATCTTAATTAGCACCCACCTGTCTGGATTATACAAACTCATTTACTTTGTTTCCAATCTTTAATGAAATCCATCTTCTTTTCATCAGACCAGTCAGACAAGTAGTCGTTGTCGCGATTAAACATGAGCTTTACGCGTTCTTCATCTAGGATAAACGTATCAATAATAGATTCACCTAAGTAATGCTGAGAAAACTCTTTTATATCTTCCATAGAAACAGAATCGTTAGCCCATTCTACTTGCTTGACAGGATCATTCATAATATCAATGTCAGTATTAAGCTTCTGCAATTCACTTACAGGAATGGCATATCGTTGCCTAAATTGACTAACTGTTGTCACTACTACATAGCGTTCTTCTGGTACAAAAATATCATCTTCACTGCTGTTCATAAACAAATTCTCCATCTACTATGTTAAATATATCTTCAAGGCCTGAAGATCGGATATACTGACGACCTCCGTCTATCATCTTATCTTCAATAAAAATACAATCATGGTGGGATGAAGAATAGTACCATTCATTATTAGAACTCTTAATCATACCAAATTCAAGATCCTCTACTATATCAGCGTTTGTAATCATAAGCTGACCAAGATGGTTCTTATACAAACCAAAATAACGATTGCCAAACTCTGGATGTGGTGTTGATCTGTAAAAGATATCAGCTGGAAGATCACTAACTCGAAGATCAGTAGTACATACGTACTTAATGTCTACACCGTCTTTCTTTTCGTATATTTCAATTACTTTATCTATTTCAAAAATATTTGGATGTCTAATATCCATAACTATATTCCTATTCCTATCATTATTTAGATACTATTATAACACTAAAAGAAGACGGTGTCAATACTTATTTACTTATTTTTTAGATTTGCGAGGAGCTCGTTTCTTTGGCTTGGTATCTTCTTCTGGCTCATCAGCTTTAGCTTTATCAGCTTCAGCCTTATCAATCTCTGCTTCCATTACTGCTACTTTATGCTTTAAGCGCGTAACGATTTCATCACCGTCCATCCAGATATCTTTGCTACCAAGAATAGAAGAAATTTCGTCGTCAGTCAAGAAGTCTACGTACACATCACGCATTAGCTTTTCAGACCAGCCTTTTTCGTGCGATAGACGATCATACATTTCACCACCTTTACCCATAACGCCACTTGAATAGTTGTGGAACATGAACATTGAGTGTGGAGAAACTTCAAACTGATGACCTTGCAAGAAAATAAGAGTTGCAGCACTCATGCATGCACCTTCTACTGATACTGAGATAGTTGCTTCTGTTTCTTGTAGTACTCGCATGAACTGAATAGCCGTGAAAAGATCACCACCACTAGAGTTAATATAGATTTTTATAATATCGTTTGAACTTGCGCTTCTAATAATATCGAACCATTCAATATATTCTTCGGGTGAGTCAATATCACCGCTCAAATAAAACTCATGAATGTGCACTGCGTTTTTAGTAATGATCCTTCCGTTTTGACCACCGGGCGGTTTCATCAAATCCATGATGTCAACCTGTTTTGCGTTAGTTACTTTATTCACGTGTTGTATCTCCATGCTTTTTGTATAATACTGTGGTGTTAATTTCAACCATTAAGCAGACTCAGCTTCGATTCCCATTTTAGCTGCGAACATAAGCACTAGTCGCTCTGGCGCAAAATCGAATGTATGAGTTTCTTCAGATTCTTCTTCTTCAATGTAACAGTTATCTACGTCTACGTATAATGTAGACGTCTCTTCTTCAAGAAGATTCCAAAAATGGTTTTCATCTTTGTTCATAATAGTTGTTCTCCTAGTTAATTCATTAATACTATAATATCACGTAGCATCACGCGTGTCAATATTTATTTGTAAAAAACCGTCTTCATTTTAATAGGATTATCGCCGTGTGCGTAGGCCGCAACAGATGTAGTACAATCACCCATAAGACCTTTTAGTAAAGCGCGTTCTAAATCAGATTGGCGATGAGTTAATTCGTGGTCAAGTTGTATTACTTGTTCTATTGTGTTAAAATCTAACTTTCTGCACTGCAAAGCAATAGTGCCTTGGCCAACTGCAGGAATGATAGGCAATCTGTTATATGATCTTTTAATACTAAGCGCTACCAAACCAGCTTCTGCTAGTACGATTGCATCATATTCACCAGCGTCAAGTTTTGCCAAGCGACTATCAATGTTTCCTCTGATGGGTTTAATTTTTATCCCACGCCCAGAGTAAAGCTTTCCTAATTGCGAGATTCGTCTAGGGCTACTCGTTCCTACGGTGCATCCGTCAGAAATATTTCCGATCAACACATCGTGCGGAGAATTGCGCTTTAATGTTGAAATAATTTCTAGAGCTGGATGCTCAAAGTCTCCAGGCATATCTTTCAAACTATGCACAGCAACATCAATCTCGTTATTGAGCAAGGCTTTTTCTAATGCAGAACAGAATACGCCTTTGCCGCCGATCTCGCTAACAGGAACGTTAGGATTTAAATCACCTGCTGTATTAATAACAACTAATTCAGACGCGAATGGAAGCTCCATTCTTACACGATCAGCATATGCTAACGCTAGCTTACTACCTCTTACTCCTACTCTAATCATCATGTCCATCTCACTGTTGGTGGAAGACTCATTAGAATCGCATCCATGTTACCTCCTGTTTTCAAACCAGCTACTATAATAATCAAACATTAATTGCTCCACCTTATCTTTTTACCATAATTATTTTCAAATTGTTCTATGAGGGAGTCGTATGGTACAATCTCGTTGGATTCAAAATCATCTAACCAATCACCTAACGCGTTCCAATCCTCACCACGCATGATAGGCAAGCTGTACTCCATACCCCACGGTTCATCTGGAACGCCACGAATATCTATTCTACCACCAGCATAATGTGTGGTTATTTCATCATATTCTATCGTGTCACCCGGAGAGTATCCTTTGATGATGTCAGAGGTCACTATGCGAGTTGCTTTGTGAGTAAGCCCTCTTTCGGTATACCAGCTGGTATGCCACGGACCCATCATGTTTGTGCTATAACTAATCATTAGCTAAATCTATTCCTTACGGTATCAATAAAATATTGCACGTTTGCAGTTGGTGTCGTCTTATGTATGCCATGCCCAAGACCACAGATCCAACCAGTAGTATCAACACCATCTAAAGTATCGAGCCACTTATCTAGTTCATAATGGTACAGCTTGTTCTCTAATAACATGTGGCTTTCATCAAAGTTGCCTTGTACAAATCCATTAGTGTGAGTCTTTAATGTTCTGGCTAGATTTTCAGTAGAATCAATTCCAATGCCACACCAATTCATTTTCTTTACTTTGGGTAGAGTACCTTTAGGCAAAGCACGAGAATAATAACCAACATTACCAATATCAGAAAGCTCTTGAAGCATTGGCAAATACACGGTTTCATAATAGTGTTTGCTAATGTTATGCAAACCACTATCAAAAATCATAACAACATCAGCACCAGCAAGCTTCTGAGATCTAACGCTTCTTACCATTAAAGGAATAATAACTTCCTTAAGATACATTGTTTTGAAATCGTTACTTACTTTATTAGTACCAAGAGCATAGTTCAATACACTCCAAGGACCACCAATAAACCCAATTAGACTCTTATTAGACGGAAGTAGATCACGAGTTAAAGCAATTGCAGTTTGCTGAAACACTAAATGATTTTTTGCCTTTCTAAAGTCAGAATGGTCTTTCCAGTTATCTTCATTAAGATGGTGTGCAAACTTAGGGGCTGGATCAAACTTCAACGGAATGCCCAGCCCCTCAACGTGCCAAAGAATATCACTAAACAAAATAGCAGCATCAAAGTCAAACTGTTTAATAGGCAACATAGCAACATCAGCTGCGACTCGTGGCAACTTACACATTTGCTCAAAGTTATATGTTTCTTTTATTTCCATGTAAGAAGGCTGATACCTGCCAGCTTGTCGCATCATCCAAATAGGAGGACACTTCTGTTCTATTCGATTAACAGCATTTGTAAACTTAGTCATTATTACTCCCAACGATAAAAAATGTGCTTACCAACTGTCCCAACCATTTGTAGGCTAGAAGCCCAGTATGGATTAATGTAAGTAGCGTGATAATGAGTTGCACCTTCTGAGATGCCACGATATTGGTCGTCAGCAAGCATTGAGTACGCAATTGTTTGTGCTTCGTACCAGCTATCCATATCTTGTGGAACATCAGCTTTACCATCGCAGTACCAAGAGAATTGGCAATCACTACGGCCTGGTTTGTAACCGTCTTGCACTACACCGCAAATAGTAGCAGGATAGCGACGGTCTAGAGTTCGGTTGAGTACAACATCAGCAACTGCTGCTTTGTCTGCTAGATTGCTTCCACGCGCTTCGTAGTACACGTTCAGAGCTAAACAAATAGCTTCTTTATCTTCGAAGACTTCATCTACACGACTTGCAGCAGCATTACCAGCTATGGAAGTCAAACCAGTGATAAGCATTGATGCGATGACTGTTGTTGGAATAATGTTTTTCATTGTTTATACCTCATTTTGTATAAGACTATTATACATCATCTAAAAACAAATGTCAACCATTATTTAAGTTATTTAGCAAGTTTTTTATGCGCCATAACATAGTTTTTGTGCTCACTTCATTATTCCAATAGCTTTCTGTTGAAGTTAAATCTGCAAGTACTTCGCGCAACATTGAGTTCTCATCCCGCAAAGAATCATTATCTCTGCGGAACAAGTCTTTTTCTTTTTTAAGATGACCGATTTCTAGCTGAAGATGTTCAACCGTTCTTTCGTTTACTTTTAGTATTGCCATTCTTCTTTACACCATATTTCTCTAAAAATGCGTAGTCACTTGCATATGCACGTTTAATAAAATCAATCTGCTCTTCAGTAAAATCTTCAAGCGTAATTTCTTTATTAGTAACGTTATGCATTGCGGTTATATCAAAGTAATCATTAACTTCTGATTTCAAAACAACTTTAATGGTTTCAAAATTCTCGGTATCAATGAATCTGCACTGCGGATGAAAATGGTGTACCTGATGCCCAGACGTAATCTTATTCAAATTAGTAAAGAACAACTCGATCTTTTCTGGCTTTGATAAAGATGCGATATCCTTACCAAACGAATTAAAGACGTCTTTACCATAATCGGCGTATCGCTGGTTCTCAGTAAGATATACATTGATTAAAGAAATAAATCTAGTAACAGGATCTGTGAAAATCATCAAAGGTGTTTTCTTTTCTTCAATAAACCGGTTATACATCCTAGTATCGCGCATAGCTTGTTTACGTAAAGGAAAGCTTTCTTTAATAGTAACAGAACAACTTCTTGGAACTTCAAACCAAAGTTTCTCGTTGTTATCTTCTAGATCATACATCAGAGGCCATTCAAGCTTTTGGCACCAATAACAAGAACAGTCATTGAATGCGTAGTTTTGATCAAGCTTAACTGACGGCAATAAGAAATCCTTAACATCTTGCATATCAAATATTTTTTGAGGAAGGTTTGCGACTGAGTATCTTTTAAGAATATGATCTTCATTACTATCTGGTGCAATGTTACCTTCGACAGGTTCTGTAGAATCTACAAATTTCTTATAGTCTGAATAACCGCCTTCAGTATGCCATTTAAAACTATCAAACGCATGAGCAAAAGAATCTGCCTTTGTTTGCCGTTGAGCACTAGTGCCCATCCAAGCAAAATGCCATCCCATATCTTCTTGTACAACGCCTTCATTAGTTGGAAAACGAATTGGTATAGAAATGTTACCACAACGAATATTACTAATTTTACAGTGCTGTATTTGTTCTTTGGTAGCAACAAACATTGCGCGTTTCCAAATAACAGGGCGGCCATCTTGATGATGAATACGTAAGTCAGCACGTCCTTGCAAATATACTAATGGAATCTTGACGATAATATTAGGATGGTTGTGAGCCATCTTAGCTAACCAGTGCACGTGCTTAGGATCAATAATCTCATCAGCGTCACCGTAGATGAACACATCACGCTTTTCAAAATCTTTTAGGCCAGTCATTACAGCGTCTTTTTGCAGACGTTCGCGTACACGAGCTAATAGCGATTCTTTGTTCTTAGAATTATTACCAGCGTTTCTTCTATCAATATCTAAGATTTCCAAGTCTTCAGTTTCTGGAATATCATGCTCGATATAGATTATCTTTTCAATAGGTAGACCAAGCTTACGAGCAACCTCGGGAAACTTTCGTTCCACAGGTTGCCCACTGTGTGTCTTGTTTGATTCAACGATAATAAATTTATCTACGTGGTCCTTTAAAAGGTTTACACGCAATTTAAGCAGCTCTTCTCCATAAGGAGCGAACCAAGGGAAACAATCCACAACTTGCATATTAGCCTCTTCTTTCTAAAACGGTTAGTCCATTGTTATTTGTTTTATGCATCTTAAACTTCCAATGAGGATTAGCAATTACAAAATCAATAACTGCCGGTAGCAACCCTTGCCCAGCCATAGCTTTACGATTAGGATTTTTAGCCCAATCAGCTTGTTCATCACGAACACCGTATGTATGAGTATCATGGAAAACCAGATATTTAGACGCGGCGTTACCGTGAATTTTTAGTTCCTCACGCAATTGCTTTTGCGAATGCCAAGTATCAATAAAGAGCAAGTCAGTAGGTTCAATGAGAATACCAAGTGTATTGCCCCGTACGTAATCAACATCCTTGCCGCACTTACGTGCCATATTAAACAATTGATCTAGAGGCTCGTGAATCTCCAAATCGTACGCCCTAAGTGATAATTGCTCACGCAAGAAAACCTTTGTGCTAGATCCAAACCTGCTACCAAACTCAGTAACATGTGTGCAATCTTTTGCTAGTTTAGATAAATCATGTAAGTGCTCATTAATATCAGACGCAGTATTTAATTCGTCTTGATATTCTTTTTCAATGATTCTTTCCCAATCTTTCATATTCATACGTCTAACCACCTTCTATTTTCTAATGTCCACTTAACCACTTCAGCAATACGTTGTTGTACAGCAGTTGGTTCCCATCCCATTTTCTTCATGCGTTCACCGCTAAGTGCATAGCGAAGATCGTGACCTGGGCGTGAAGAATGGAAATCTTGCATTTGGTACTTCAATTCTTTACCTTGAGCATCAGCAATCATTTGTGCTAACTCTAAGTTAGATAACTCAGTTGCACCACAGATATTAAACTTAGGACATTTAACACCGTTATTATTCTGTGTATCAAGAGTAAGATCTGATTTAAGCAAGAACAAAGTAGCGTCTGCAACGTCTTCAGCGTGAATATAATGGCGTGAACCAGCAATTGTTTTTGTTTCATCAGAGTGAATTGTTACCATACCACCATCTCGTACATTACGAATAGTCATAGGGATAAACTTTTCAGGATGTTGACGCTCGCCAAATACGTTCATAGTATGCGTGATATAGATAGGCATATTATATGTGTTTTGATATGCTACACAAAGCTCTTCAGCACCTGCTTTAGAAGCAGAATAAGGATTGGTTGAGTTGTAACGATCGTATTCATCGTAATTAACACCTTCTGGAGCAGGACCAAATACTTCGTCTGTTGAGAAATATAGGAATCGTTCAAGGTTAGGTTGCTTGCGCGCGAATTCTAAGATGTTACATGTGCCAACAACGTTGTCCATTACAAATTCCATTGGGAAATCGATAGACCGATCAACGTGAGAACCTGCTGCTAAGTGAGCAATAACATCAATTGGGCCAATATCTGCAACGAGCATTGGATTGAATTCTGCTTTTAAATCATGAAAGATTGTACGTAAACGCTTGCGTTCTTCTGCTGTTCTTTCTTGCAAAAGATCGTGCAGTCGATTAAGATTTCCACTGTAATCTAAACGATCTACAGTAACAATTTCCCAATCAGTGGTTTTTAGTACTTGGTTGATTAAGTGGTGAGCAATAAAGCCTCCGCCACCTGTAATAAGGATTCTCTTCGTCATAATATCTCCGTCATCAAAAACATGTTATAATGGCAATCACTTGTTAAACAGAGGTGATTGCCGTATTAAGTTTATTTATAATCAGAAATTATATTTGATTGTAGCTTTAAAACTATCATCGAATTCTACGTTGGCATATCGAGAAACCATCGCTTTATCCTGGTGGAACCATAAACCGTATTGCATTGGACCTTGATTATAAACTGCGCCAAAGTAGTTATATGTAAAACCGATATCATCGTTTTCAACTCTGTGCGCTGTAAGCATAACTTCTTTACTTACATTGTACATCATACCGTAATCTCTACGAATTTGTCCGCCGTCATCCCATTGTTCTACTCCTAAAGCAACAGGTACTCCCATACGATGGAATGATGTGCCAACACTATAACCACGTTGTGTCTCTTTGCCATCTGCGCTGATTTGCATGTATGAGACATCAAGAATAGATACGCGTGCTGTTGCACCTGCATACATAGTCTTAGATTCTGGATCCCATCCAACTACACCACCAAACGGCATATCACGCTTTAAACGATATGTGTTAAACTTAAACTCATCGTTATTTTCCCATCCACCAAAAGTAACTACTACTTTTTCTTTATGGTCGATACGCGAATTTGGTTCAATAATAATTACTGGTGCACCCATTTTAGATGTTTTTGCAAAACCTAAACGTTGAGCGTCTGTTTCACCAATATATACTCTAGTATTACCGATACCAAAACCAAGTTGTTTTTCTTGAATTGTGTCATCTAGTGTGCGATCTAACGAGTAATTAGTATCGTATCTCGCACCAGCACCAGCCCAAGTAACTGGACCACCGTCAAGTTCTGTTTGAAACCCTGCAAATACTTCTGCTCGAGAACTCATATCACCTTCTGGCCATTCTCCATCGATATACATTTCAATGTTGCCATCATAAAAAATACCGGACTTTTTTTCTTCTTCTTTTTCATGTCCGCCGGCATACACATTTGTCGCTGTAAGCGATAAGCACACTAGGGCGCTTGTTAATAGTTTCATCCTGTTGAACCTTTCCATTATGGACTCTTATTTTCCAGAGTCACGTTAGTAGATCTTCCCAGATCTTTATAGATTTATTTTAGCCAGCCAATTTTCTTGCCAGCGTCTATTCGTCTTTGCGCTTCTTCTTTTGAGCCTGGATATCGTGTTGCCCAAATTATAATCAAACCAAACATTATTGCCATATAGATTGTAGCTTTAATGTTTGCGACTGTTAATAAAAATACCACTAATGATGTACTCATAACGAATACCATCAGATATTTTGCTTTTGTGGGATATACACGATATGTCCCCCAATTAGTAACGAATGGACCGAAACGCGGGTGGTTCATAATCCATGCGTGGAATCTTGGGCTCGACTTAGCAAAGCAGAACGTTGCGCCAAGAATTGGTGTACTCCAAGGTAGGCCCGGAAGAATAACTCCCAAGTAGGCCACTCCAATTAGGATAATTCCTAGTGTAAACCAGAACGCTTTTTTAATTTTACTCATTTTTGTTTCCTTATTTCTAAACGCACTAAAGAATGCGTTCTCAAGTTGATTCATTTCAAAACCTCTTTTAACGCCTCTACGAGCTGTATCATCA